AATATTAGAATTTTTGGTAATACAATTTCTACTGATAGTAGTTCAGCAACTGAATTGATTATCGACCCGTTCCCAGATGCAGGTGATGCTGGTGGTGATGTTATCATTCGTGGTAATCTCCAAGTTGCTGGTACAACAACGACTGTTAACTCAACTGAGATGTCAGTCAATGATCCAGTCTTTACGATTGGTGATTCTGTAACCGAAAAAACTGTACTAACTATAGCAGCTTCTGGTGCAACAGATATAATAATTGACAATCCTTCTGGTGTTGTAGAAAGTGCAACAATCACAGGAACTGGTATTGGTTCTGGTAGAACAATTTCAAATGTAAAAATTGCATTTAATGTTGGTGGTTCACTATCAACTACCCCAATCGTGGGAGACGATATTTATTTCTATGATGGAACTTCATTCTCATTACTAGGTACATATGATTCAGAATCCACTGGTGAACTAGTAATTAATTTAGCATCTAATATTTCAACTAGAGGTGATGATTTCTATAATGGAAATCAACTTACGACTGATAGCAGTGGAACTCCATCAAACACTGCATCTATTACTAAAGTTGATACTAAAGTATTTAAAACAACAACAATTACATTATCTGATGTAACTACTAGTAGTATTGCCGCTGAAACTAAATTAACAATTAGTCAAGCATCTGATGATAATCTAGATCGTGGTATTCAGTTTAAGTATCTAAAGACAAATGCATCTAAGGTAGGTTTCTTTGGTTACGATGATGATACTGAATACTTCACATTCATTCCAGACGCATCAAATAATTCAAACCTATTCAGTGGAACAAAAGGTGAAGCGTGGTTTAAGACTGTAAAACTTGATGATGGTATTAATCTTGGTGTTCCATATTTCAACTCAAATCTTGAATTAACAAGAACAGTTGCTGGTAACACTGCTGCTTCATTCTTTAAAATTGATAGTGGTGAAGTTGATGGTAGTGGTAATCCAATCATGGTTGGTAGTTCCAATGCATTCTTAACTGTTGATGCAAGTGGTGTTCCTATCTGGTCCAACACACTTGATGGCGGATCATTCTGATAAATAATTAAAATTATGAGGTAATTATGTCTCCTGAAGAAGCGAACAATTTAATGCAAGTAATGAACAATAAAATTAATCAATTGACTCAACAAAATATGTTGTTAGAGTCCAAGGTTATGACTCTAACATCTATGATTGAACAGATGAAACAGAATGAATCGGGTGACGGTGGAAATTTTGATGACACACCACCAGTAAAGCAAAATAATGGCAAAACCAAACAGTAGATCCGAACTAAAGGAGTATGCTCTCCGTAAGTTAGGTAAACCAGTTATTGAAATAAACGTTGATGATGATCAAGTAGAAGATCTAATCGATGACACCATTCAACTTTTCAATGAAAGGGTTTATGATGGAGTCGAGCGTGTATACTTAAAGTATAAAATTACCCAAGACGACATTGATAATGGAACTGATAGAAACACATCTAGTACTGCAACAGATACAAATGCAGGGTCAACTCCAGCTGCAAAAACTTTAAATTTTGATGAAGGTAGAGGATATTTAACTATCCCAGATCATATTATTGGTATTCAAGGTGTCCTGCCAATTTCCAATACCTATGTTGGTAATATGTTTGGATTTAGATATCAATTTTTTCTAAACGATTTTTATAATTTTAACTCATATGATATTTTGAGTTTAGAGATGACTATGCAGCACATTCAGACTCTAGAGTTTTTACTCGAAGGTCAGAAACCTATTAGATATAATAAAGTACAAAATAGATTATATGTAGATATTGATTGGAATAGAATTCATATAAATGAGTATATTGTGATTGATTGTTATAGAGCATTAGATCCAGTAACTTTTACTAAACTGTATAATGAAAGATTTGTAAAAGAATATTTGACTTCACTAATTAAAAAACAATGGGGTCAGAATTTAATTAAATTTTCTGGGATTAAAATGCCTGGTGGAGTTGAATTTAATGGCAGACAACTTTATGACGATGCAGTTGCAGAACTAGATAAATTAGATCAAAAGATGTCCACGACATATGAATTACCACCTCTTGATTTTGTAGGATGATATGGCTAAAAACGTTTATTTTTCTAACGGTACATCGTCAGAACAATTATTGGTAGAAGATTTAATTATAGAATCTTTACAAATTTATGGTCATGATGTATATTATTTACCTAGAGAGATTGTAAAGGAAGATGATCTCTTTACTGAAGATGTTCTTTCTAAATTTGATGAAAACTATCTAATTGAAATGTATATTTCTAACTATGAGGGATTTGAGGGAGATGGATCCTTATTGACAAAATTTGGTGTTAGAATTTCAGACGAAGCAACATTTATTGTGGCGAAAAGAAGGTGGGAAGATTTAATTTCATCATCCAATAATCTTGTGTCCAATTTTAGACCAAATGAAGGAGATGTAATTTATTTACCATTAACTCAACAATTATTTCAAATTAAATTTGTAGAACACGAAAAACCTTTTAGACAATTAGATGCGATTCAAACATATAATTTGATAGCAGAATTGATGGAATACTCAGGTGAAAGACTTGAGACTGGTGTTGATGAAATTGATAAGATTACAAGAGATGTTGGATATTCACAAGTTATAAGTCTATCCAGTGGAACAGGAAATTTTACGTTCCAAGAATTAGTAAAATCTACATCAAAAACTGCAAAAGCTACTTCATCTAGAACTTTAGATGCTGTTTCATCAATAATTTTATATGATAACGGTGATGATTATACTTCTGCACCAACGGTTACTATTAGTGGTGGTGGTGGGACTGGTGCAACTGCAACATCTACTATAAATTCTACAGGACAAGTTTCTGGAATTACTGTTACATCACCTGGTTCTAGTTATACCTCAGACCCGACAGTTACAATTGAAACATCTCCTGGAGAAGCAACTGCTACAGTTACTAGATTTGATGCCACGAATAAAGAACTAGAACTTATTGATATTGTTGGAAAATTTCCAAGTACTGGTTCTATAGTCGGTCAAAGCAGTGAATCTTCATGGTCTATAAATACGTTTAGTTCAATCGAAAATGAAAACGATCCTGAATCTGAAAATGATTTCTTTGAATCTGAAGGCGATAAAATTGTCGATTGGACTCAAGGAAATCCATTTGGAGAATATGGTGACATGGGAGTCTTTTAATGTTAGGTACACACTTTTACCACGAAATTATTCGTAAAACTATTGTAGGGTTTGGTACTCTCTTCAATAATATTGAGTTACGAAGAACAGACAAAAATGGAAATATTGTCCAAACGATAAAGGTTCCTTTATCATACGGACCAAGAGAGAAATTTTTAGCGAGAATAGAAGCTGAACCACAATTAGATGGGAGAGCAGAAACTCAAATTCAACTTCCAAGAATTTCATTTGAAATGAAAGGCATTTCATATGATCCTACACGAAAATTAAGCCCAGTGCAAATTTGCACAACTCCAAAATCAGCAGATACAAAAGCTGTATATAAACAATATTCACCAGTACCATACAACATTGATTTTGAACTTAATATTCTGAGTAAAAATAATGATGATTCTGTTCAAATTCTAGAACAAATTCTTCCATATTTTCAACCAGTATTTAGTATTGCTGTGAAACTAGTAGAAATTACAAATGAGGTGAAAGACATTCCAATTATTTTAAATAATGTTAGTATGCAAGATGATTATGAAGGTAATTTTACAAAAAGAAGGGTATTGATTCATACTCTTAGTTTTGTAGCAAAAACTTATCTATATGGTCCTGTTGCTACTACAGATGTAATTAGGACTGTCAATGTTGATATTGGTACTGCAATCAATGCTGGTTCTAGATATGTAAGATATAGCGCAACACCAAAAGCCCTCGAAGATTATAATAATGATGGAATTGCGGTTACATCAATTAATCTCAACAGCAATACATTTACAGTAGTAAATCATGGATATGTAACTAATGATTTTGTTACATTACAAGTTGGTTCTGGTGGATCTGCAGCCGGTGGGTTAGTAGATGGAGATGAATATTATATTATTAAAATTGATAATGATAACTTTAGGGTTGCTGGGACAAAGTATAATGCTAGTCGTGGTTATGCTTTAGATATAATTTCTGCGGGAGTTGGTTCGCAAACGTTCTCTGTTGTGAATACATTAGATGATGCATTTGTTGAAGCAGATGATAATTTTGGATTTAATGAAACCTGGACTGATTACTGATATGTCTGACACATTTGAAAATTTAGATAAAACTTTTAACGTAGAATCTGCTATAGAAAAAGCAGAGAAAACAGTTGTTGATATTAAAAAATCAAAAACAGATAAAGATGTAGATAATGACTATGAGTATACTAGAGGACAACTTTACAACCTCATAGAAAAAGGTCAAGAGGCAATTAATGGTATTTTAGACGTAGCACAAAATTCGGACCATCCTAGAGCGTATGAGGTCGCAGGCAACCTCATTAAAAATGTTGCCGACATATCAGATAAATTGATGGATCTTCAGAAAAAAGTTAAAGAAGTATCTGAAGAAACTCAAAAAGGTCCAACTAATGTCACAAATGCAATGTTTGTTGGCAGTACATCTGAATTACAAAAGATGATTAAACAAATGAATATAGATAAATAATAGGTAAAACCTCGTCAATTATCATGAGAGATTACAAAAAATTTAAAGAGATCTGTGAAGCTAAGCGTGGTCTCTACGCAAATATCCACGCAAAGCGAAAGAGAGGAGAAGCACCAGCGAAGTCAGGTAGTAAGGACTACCCCGCTAAGGATGCTTTTCAAAAGGCGGCGAGGACTGCCAAAGAAAGTTTTGAACTCACCACAGAATCAGATTGGACCAAAAAATCAGGTAAAAACAAAGAAGGAGGACTCAATGAAAAGGGACGAAGATCTTATGAAAAGGAAAATCCAGGATCTGACCTTAAAGCACCAAGCAAAAAGGTTGGAAACCCCCGCAGGGCATCGTTCTGCGCTCGAATGAAGGGCATGAAGAAGAAGTTGACAAGTAAGAAAACTGCATCTGATCCAGATAGCAGAATAAATAAATCACTAAGAGCTTGGAATTGCTAATATGTCTAATACTAATTACGTAAGACGAGACAAAGATAATAATTTAGATTCACCACAACCTGCATCAACAACTGTCACACACTTTGGTGGTACCGAAGGATGGACTCAAAGACAGTGGAAAGATTTTAATGGGAATTATCAGGCGCGAAAGTCTGATAATACTACAAGAACTCCCGGAACATATCAAGCGAGAAACTCCGATAACACCACTAGAACTCCATCAGCATACCAAAGGCGAGATAAAGATAATAACGTTGTGTCTGTATAATCTAACTTAGATATTAAAAAAATATTGACTATGTTAAATAGTTTGGTATAATACATTATACCATTTACCATAGGAACTTTAATGGAAAACGATAAACAATTATCCGACCTTAAATTAGAAAGGAAGGAATGTGAAAAATGTGGTGCTACCTGGATTAATGGTACACATGTCTGGCGTGGCACTGGTGGTTCATCTGACTCTAATGAACTTGATCTTGCTGGTCTTGTCTGTAACAAGTATGGAAACGACCAGTGCATCAATCCCATGAAAGGGAAAGATGGCGGACAAACATGGGAATATCGTGCAGGATATATCGACGGTATACTCAAAGCAAAGAGAGATTCTATCAATGAACTAAATGATAAGTTTGGTGATCTCTAAATAATAAACATACTATATTTATTTTTATTGTGGCAGAAAGTATATATCTTGGCAATCCCAATCTAAAAAAAGCTAATACACCAATAGAATTTACTCCTAAACAAGTTCAGGAGTTCATTAGATGTAAAGGAGATCCTGTATATTTTGCTAAGAACTATATTAAAATTGTTTCTCTTGATGAAGGTCTAGTACCTTTTAATTTGTATGATTTCCAAGAGGAAATGGTAAAATGTTTTCATAAGAATAGATTTAACATTGCAAAACTACCCAGGCAGACCGGTAAGTCTACTACTGTTGTTTCTTACTTGCTTCATTATATCATATTTAATGACAATGTAAATATTGGTATTCTTGCTAATAAAGCATCAACTTCGCGAGAACTATTATCTCGTTTACAGTTAGCATATGAAAATCTACCAAGATGGATGCAACATGGCATTCTTGCATGGAACAAAGGTAATGTAGAACTGGAAAATGGATCTAAGATTCTTGCAGCATCAACATCCAGTTCTGCTGTCCGAGGAATGTCGTTTAACATCATCTTTCTCGACGAGTTTGCCTTCGTTCCAAACCATATTGCAGAACAGTTTTTTAGTTCTGTATATCCCACTATTTCTTCAGGTAAATCTACCAAAGTGATTATCATCTCAACTCCAAATGGGATGAACATGTTCTACAAGCTCTGGCATGACGCTGAGAGGGGTAAGAACGAATATACAACAACTGAGGTACATTGGTCTCAAGTACCTGGTAGGGACGCTGCCTGGAAGGAACAGACGATTGCAAATACCTCACAACGTCAATTCACACAAGAGTTTGAGTGTGAATTTTTAGGATCTGTTGATACATTAATTGCTGCATCTAAATTAAGGATGATGGTATATGAAGATCCTATAGAGAGAAAGAATGGTCTTGATGTATATCAATTACCAATCCCAGAACATGAATATGTAATGACCGTTGATGTATCAAGAGGTGTTAGTAATGACTATTCAGCATTTGTAGTAGTTGATATTACATCTATTCCATATAAAGTAGTTGCAAAATATAAAAATAATAATATTAAACCATTGTTATTTCCCAATATTATACATCCGGTGGCAATGAGTTATAATCATGCATATGTTCTTTGTGAGGTAAATGATATTGGTGGTCAAGTTGCAGACATTATGCAGTTTGATCTTGAATATGACAATCTTCTCATGTGTGCTATGAGAGGACGTGCTGGTCAAATTGTTGGTCAAGGATTCTCTCACAAATCACAGTTAGGTATCAAGATGACTTCTACTGTTAAAAAAACAGGATGTTCAAATCTTAAAGCATTAATTGAAGATGATAAGTTACTAATTAATGATTATGATGTTATTGCTGAGATGACAACATTCATTCAAAAGAAACAATCATTTGAAGCAGAAGAAGGATGTAATGATGACCTTGCAATGTGTCTAGTTATTTTTGCATGGTTATCTGTACAGGATTATTTTAGAGAACTTACTTCAGATGATGTTAGAAAAAGAATTTATGAGGATCAACGAGAATCTATTGAAGAAGATATGGCTCCATTTGGATTTATTTTAAATGGTAATGAGGAAGATACGTTTATAGATGAAAAGGGTGATATGTGGAATAAAGTAGATGAATATGGTGAAATGAGTTACATGTGGGAATATAAGTAAATGGATATTGAAGAAAATTTTTCACTGGAACATTTAATTTTTTCTACACGGGTATGTAGATCCTGTAAACAAGAAAAAGATTTACTTACAGATTTTTATAAAACAAGAAAAGATAGAGGAGCATTATCATCATCATACTCATATGAATGTAAGTCTTGTACTATAAAACGAGTAACTGTATATAGAAGAGAAATAAAAAATATACCATATGACTCCATTCTGAGAATAAAAGACATATATCCAGATTGGTAGGTGTTCATGCATCGTTTCCCCTCTGAAGAAAGTGTAAATAATAAATAGTTTTGAGAAAAAAATCTCATAGAGGTAAACAAATGGCATTAGCTTCTCCAGGAGTACTAATCAAAGAGGTTGACTTTACAGCAACAGTAAACGTAGCGGATCAAAATATTGGTGTCGTTTCAATTGACGCTGAAAGAGGACCAACTGATGTAGTAACCTACATTTCAAGCGAGAGAGAATTAGTAGAAATATTTGGTAAACCAAACTCATATAACTATGAGTCATGGTTTGCAGCAAGTACCATGATCCAATATGGTGCTGTTGTTGCTGTTATTCGTCCTGCGGTTGGAACTAACCTAGGATTAAATAACTCAAATATCAAAAGAGATGGCACTAACGATGCTAATCTCTTAATTAAAAACAAAGACGACTTTGAAACAAGAACTGCAAATGTTTATGAGTGGTCAGCAAGAACTGCTGGTAAATTTAACAACGGTATTTCTGTTTCAGTAGTTGATCACGGTGCTGATCAAAGAATTAGAGTAGCAAAACTTGGTGAAATTATAACAACCACCAATAGTGCAGGAACTACTCTTGCAGGTGAATCAGACCAATCTTATGCTGCTGTTACTGGTGCAACTTCCGGTGGTGGAACTGGTGCAACATTTACAATCGCCAGAGATTCAAATGGTGATGTGGATACAGTTACAGTTACAGCTGGTGGTACTGGTTACGCTACAGCTGATACAATCACAATTTTAGGTTCTACTATTGGTGGTGTAGATTCTAGTGGTGTTGCAACAACCACCAATACTACAGGAACTACTCTTGTAGGTGAAGCATCCTCATCTTACACTGATGTTACTGGTGCAACTTCCGGTGGTGGAACTGGTGCAACATTTACAATCGTTAGAGATTCAAGTGGTGATGTAAGTACAGTTACAGTTACAGCTGGTGGTACTGGTTACGCTGCAGCTGATACAATCACAATTTTAGGTTCTACTATTGGTGGTGCAGATTCTACCGATGATGTTACTATTACTGTATTTACTCCAGTATCTGATGATGTTACTATTACTGTTGGTACTGTAGGTTTGGTTGCACCTAGTGCAGGTACATATGTACAGTGGACAGACGCAGATGGTAATCTTCAGAAAGGTAATGTATTTAAAGTTGATGCAACTGAAACAGTTGAAGTAGAAATTGTTCTATGGAACACTACTAAGAGATTACTTGGTGCAGAAACTCTATATGCAGAGGATGAAACTACCGTAATTGCAACTGCAGAGGCTCTACTAAGTAATGATGTTTATGCAGAACTTGAGTATGCTACTGGCAGAAAGTGGAGTTCACTAGGACCACAACCAGGAACTTCTTTTGGTGTTGCTGATGCTGGTGGTAGATATGATGAATTTCATATCGCTGTTATTGATACTGATGGTCTCCATAGTGGTGTAAAAGAGAATGTTTTAGAAACTTTAACATTCGTTTCCAAGGCATCCGATGCAAGATCTGCTGAAGGTGGCAATTTATATTGGAGAAACGTAGTTGCAAATCAATCAAGTTTTGTGTATGCAGGTTCTCAAACTTTTGCGGATACTGGAGACCAATTAGAACTACTTGGTCAAGGAACAGCTGTTCCTATTGGTGACCCAAGACTAGACGCAGTATTTAAATTATTCTCATTTGCTGGCAAAAGTACTGAATCACTTAAACTTGATGGTGGTGATGATTATGATTGGGTTGGTAATGCTTCTGGTGTTGCTGATGCAATTGTTAAAGGTTATGATTTTGTTGAAGATAGAGAAACATTTGGTGATATTGATTTCTTAGTTCCTGGTAAAATTACTGCTTCTTCAGCGGTAAGACTTATTGCTATCGCTGAGAAGAGAAGAGATTGTATTGTAGTTGTCTCACCTTTACGTGAAGATGTAATTAATTCAAATTCTTCAACTAAAAAAACTGATGATATTATAGATTTCTTTAAAACTTTACCAAGTACATCATACGCAATTTATGATTCTGGTTACAAGTATATTTACGATAAGTATAATGATCTTTATCGTTATGTTCCTTGTGCCGCAGACATTGCTGGACTTTGTTTCTCCACTACAATCAACTCAGAGACTTGGTTCTCTCCTGCTGGTTACAATAGAGGACAGGTTCGTAATGCAACTAAACTTGCATATTCACCAAGACAAGCAGAAAGAGATAGACTTTATACGAATAGAGTTAATCCAGTAGTTGCTTTCCCTGGTCAAGGTATTGTTTTATTCGGTGATAAGACCGCTCTTGCTTCTCCTAGTGCATTTGATAGAATTAATGTTCGTCGATTGTTTATTGAACTTGAGAAGAATGTTGCTCAATTCTCCAAATATCAACTATTTGAACTTAACGATGAATTGACTAGATCTGGATTTAGATCTGCGATTGAACCATACCTAAGAGGAATTCAGGGAAGAAGAGGAATTTACGATTTCTTGGTTGTTTGCGATCAATCAAATAACACTGGTGATGTTATAGATAGGAATGAGTTGATTGCTGAAATTTATATTAAGCCAGCACGTTCTATTAACTTCATTACAATTTCCTTTATTGCAACTAGAACCGGTGTTTCTTTCAATGAGTTAATTAACTAATTTTTCTTTCGACAAAACACACTAGGAGACAAAAACAATGGCAAGAGGCATTTCAGAGTTTAAGACTAAACTCATCAACGGCGGCGCAAGACCCAATCTGTTCTTGGTTCGCCTCAATTTCCCAACAACACTAAGTGAAATTGCTGATATCGGACAAATTGAATCATCAAATATTCTAACGGAGAGAGCAGAATTTCTAGTAAAAACTGCTCAACTTCCTGCATCAACAATTGGAACTATTGATGTTCCATTTAGAGGTAGAATGCTCAAAGTTGCTGGAGACAGAACGTTTGAACCATGGTCGGTTACTGTTGTAAACGACGGTGAATTTGGAATTCGTAAGGCATTTGAAACATGGTCAAGGGGTATCAACGCTTTAACTGAGAATGTATCACAACTCGGTTATGGTGATGACAATCCTGGTTACTGTGTTGACCTAGAAGTATTCCAACTCAGTAGGGATGGCAAAACTCCAAACAAAACACCACAGGCAATAACTGCTGCTGGAGTTGATGGTATGGACGTTTCCCGTGCATATAAGTTCTATGATGCATGGCCTTCTGCACTATCTGCAATCGATCTCTCATATGAATCGAATGATCAGATTGAAGAGTTTACCGTAGAATTCCAATATAATTACTACGAAACTTCAAATCCAAGTCTAGATACTGGTGTTTGATAAATAGTAGGAAGAATAACCTCACTATTATACTATGGCCCAATTATTTGGATTTTCAATTGAGGAGCGTAAGAAGAAAGAAAAACTTTATTCTCCAGCTCCTCCCAATAATGATGATGGCACCTCCGTAGTATCGGCTGGTGCCTATTTTGGTCAGTATGTAGATATTGACGGAATTCCTAAAGGTAATAATGATTTCGAGTTAATTAAAAAGTATCGTGAGATAGCATTACATCCAGAAGCCGATAGTGCTATTGATGATATTATCAATGAATCAATTAGTAGTGATTTAGATTTTGCGCCGGTTAATATCGAATTATCTAATTTAACAGTTAGTGAAAAAATTAAAAAACAAATTAGAGAAGAATTTAAACATATTTTACGTTTAATGGATTTTGATAAAAAATGTCATGAAATTTTCCGTCGTTGGTATATTGACGGAAGAATGCATTACCATAAACTAATTGATTTTGAGAATCCTAAGGATGGTATTAAGGAATTACGTTATATTGATGCTCTTAAAATTAAAAAAGTTAGAGAAATAATTAAAAAGAAAGATAACTTTGCTGAAATTGAAAGAGGACCGTCTGGAGAAAAATATGATTATGGAGAGGTACTTGAGTATTACATGTACTTTCCACACGGATATAAAACTACTCAAGCTAAAGGTTTAAAAATTGCTTCTGATGCAATTACATATATAAACTCTGGTTTGATGGATCATAATAGAAATACTGTTTTATCTTTCCTTCACAAAGCAATTAAATCAGTAAATCAACTAAGAATGATCGAGGATTCACTCGTCATTTATAGAATGTCACGTGCTCCAGAACGTAGAATTTTCTATATTGATGTTGGTAACTTACCAAAAATGAAAGCGGAACAATACTTAAAAGAGGTTATGAATCGCTATCGTAATAAACTTGTTTATGATTCAGCTACCGGAGAAGTTCGTGATGATCGTAAGCATATGAGTATGCTTGAAGACTTCTGGTTACCACGTAGAGAAGGTGGTCGTGGTACCGAGATTACTACATTACCAGGTGGTCAGAACTTAGGAGAATTGGAAGATGTTAAGTACTTCCAGAAGAAACTATATAAGTCATTAAATATTCCACTGTCAAGATTGGAACAAGAATCTTCATTTACAATTGGCAGATCTAATGAAATCACCCGTGACGAATTAAAATTTGCTAAATTTGTAGGTAGACTACGCAAAAAATTCTCTGAATTATTTCACGATCTTTTGAAGACACAATTGGTTCTCAAAGGTATTATGACTTTAGATGATTGGGATGATTTAAAAGAAAATATTCAATATGATTTTATTTTTGATAATCATTTTACAGAATTAAAAGATAATGAATTGCTTACAGAAAGGTTAAATTCTGTTGGATTAATGGAACAATATATAGGTAAGTATTTCTCAGTTGAGTATATACGTAAACAAGTTCTTCACTTTACCGATGAAGAAATCGAAGAGATGGATCTTCAAATTGAAAATGAACAAAAACTTGGAATTATTCAAGACCCTATGCAAATGATGGATCAAATGGGTGGCGAACAACCACCAGTTGAGGGAGGAGGAAGTGCGGAAGGAGAATCAGGATCTGATTTAGATGGTGCTTTTGCAGCTGCAATTTCATCTTCCGATTATAACAAAGGTAATATTTGATAAATAATAAAAAACCTAGATTATTATGACTACTGTATCAAGAGAAATTGTTGACGCAATTTTGAACAAAGATAATATTAATGCTAATGAAAAAATTTATGATGCACTTTACGGCAAAAGTTCAGAAGATCTTCAAGCGCGTAAAGTACAAATTGCAAAACATTTCTTCGATCCCGATAGTATTAACACTTCGGGAGATGAAGAAAATATAACGGATGAAAATCCGCAATCAACAGAAGAACCCGAAGAAACATCAGAACAATGAAACTTATCTCAGAAGAAATTATAGACGTTACGTTTATTACCGAAGATTCTGGAGGTGGTAAGAAATCACATTTTATTGAAGGTGTATTTCTACAATCCGATATCAAGAATCGTAATGGAAGAATGTATCCATTTGATACATTAAACCGTGAAGTTGGTAAATATAGCGAAAACTATATTCAACGAGGTAGAGCTTTGGGTGAGTTAGGTCACCCTGATGGTCCAACCATCAATCTAGATCGTGTTTCACATAAAATTGTTTCTTTGAGATCTGAAGGTAGAAACTTCATTGGTAAGGCAAAAATTCTTGAAACACCTATGGGTAGAATTGCAAAAAATCTACTTGATGAGGGTGTAAAATTAGGAGTATCTTCAAGAGGATTAGGTTCTATTGAAAGAAAAGGCGATGTAAATATCGTTAAAGACGATTTTATGCTTTCCACTGCTGCTGATATTGTAGCAGATCCTTCAGCACCAGATGCTTTTGTTGAGGGAATCATGGAAGGGGTAGAGTGGATTTGGTCTAATGGAATTTGGCAAGAGTCACAACTTGCAAGAACAAAATCATATATTGATAACTCTCCGCAACATGAACTAATAGAAAGGCAGTTAAATGCTTTTAATATTCTACTACGTAACATTAAACTTTAATAAATATTATTAGAAAATACCATTTTCTTAGAGGGAAACCAATGTCCGAACAAAATACTGAATTAGAAGAATCATCGGTAACTGCTAGCGCAAGTGCCGGTGATGCTATGCCAAAGATTGATAACACTGTTCCAGGTCAGACTGGCACACCCGAAGATCTTGGCGGTCCATTAACAAAACCTTCACCAGGTACAGAAGAAACTCCTGGTAAAGCAGTTTCCGCGAAAGCAAAAAAACTTTCCAATGTAGTTAATAAAACTGGCGGAACTCCAGATCCTATGCCAACTATCCAAGGTTCCGCTCCTGGTCAGTCTGGTGTTAAAGAAGAATCTGAGATTTCTATTGATGTTTCTGCAGATGTAGATGCACTTCTCCGTGGAGAAGAATTTTCTGAAGACTTTAAGTTTAAAGCAGCAACAATTTTCGAAGCAGCTGTCAAATCAAAAATTGTAGAAGAAGTTGAAAAACTTGAAAGAGTTTATGAAGAAAAACTTGAAAGTCAAGTAGAAGAAGTAAAAGAATCATTAGAGACTAAAGTTGAAGCACACATGTCATACGTAACCGAGCAATGGGTTGGTGAAAACCAACTTGCCATTGACAACGGTTTACGTAGTGAGTTGACTGAAGAGTTTATTCTTGGACTCAAGAATCTCTTTGAAGAACATTATGTCGAAATCCCAGAAGATAAGTATGACGTTCTCTCTGATATGGCAGGGAGACTAAATCAAATGGAAGAAAAACTCAACGAACAAATCGATACAAATGTTGGGCTTAACCAGGCAATCGGAACCTATATTAAAAATGGAATTGTTGCAGAAGTTTCCGAAGGTCTTGCCCAAACACAAAAAGAAAAGCTTGCCTCACTCTCAGAAGGTGTTGAGTTTGTTAGTGAAGAATCTTATCGTGAAAAGATCATAACGATCAAAGAAAATTATTTCCCTAAGGCTCAGGCTTCTTCTTCAGAAGATCTAGTCGAAAAGAATGAGACTATTATTGAGTCTTCATCACCTATGGCTGCATATGCAGCTGCATTAGAAAGATGGTCTAAGTAACATCTTCTATAAATATTAACAGATTCCTAACATAACAAACAATAAGGAGAACATCCCAAATGTATAATTCAGAATTCCTTCAAGAGAAGTGGTCTCCCATCTTGGAGTCCGATGCTCTTGAATCAATTAAAGATCCCCATAGACGTGCAGTTACTACTGTACTTTTAGAGAACCAAGAACGTTTCATGCGCGAAGAGCGTGGAATGCTTACCGAGACTCCAGCCAACGCAGCTGGTAATGGTGGTTTTACAGGTTCAGGTGCTAACCCACCTGTTGCAGGTTTCGATCCTGTCCTAATCAGCCTTATCCGTCGTTCAATGCCTAAGTTGATGGCATATGACATCTGCGGTGTTCAACCAATGTCTGGTCCTACCGGACTTATCTTCGCAATGCGTTCACAACGTGGTTCTGACCGCGATGGTAACGGTGCGACCCCTAACGTATTCACCAACGAAGCATTCTACAACGAGACTCCTTCTGGATTCTCTGCTGGTGATGGTGCTTATTCCGCTGCAACTGGCGAAAACGCAACTAATCCTTCAGTTCTTAACGCTTCATCACCTGGTGATTATGCCGCTGTTGGTGGTATGGACACCGCTTCTCAGGAAGCACTTGGATCCTCTGCAGGAACCGCTTTCCGCGAGATGTCATTCTCGATTGAGAAAGTTGCTGTTGAAGCAAAAGGTCGCGCTCTGAAAGCTGAGTATTCACTAGAACTCGCTCAAGACCTTAAGGCGATCCATGGTCTTGACGCTGAAGCAGAACTTGCTAACATTCTTTCTGCTGAAGTTCTTGCTGAAATCAACCGTGAAGTTGTACGTACTATCTACGTAACTGCAAAACCAGGTGCTCAGAACAACGTTGCTAACGCAGGTACTTTCGACCTAGACGTTGACTCCAACGGTCGTTGGATGGCAGAGAAGTTCAAAGGACTTATCTATCAGATTGAAAGAGACGCTAACGCGATTGGTCAAGAGACTCGTCGCGGGAAGGGTAACTTCATCGTCTGTTCTGCAGACGTTGCAAGTGCTCTAGGTATGGCTGGTGTACTTGAGTACACTCCTGGTCTTGCTGGTAACGCTGGTCTTGCTGGTGTTGATGACACCGAGTCAACTCTAGTTGGTACTCTTAATGGTCGTATCAAGGTCTACGTTGACCCATATTCTGCTAACGTTGCAGATGATCACTTCTATGTCATGGGTTATAAGGGTACTTCTGCATATGATGCAGGTCTATTCTACTGCCCATACGTTCCCCTCCAGATGGTTCGTTCCATCGGTCAGGACACGTTCCAACCAAAAATTGGATTCAAGACTCGTTACGGCATGGTCGCGAATCCATTCTCCCGTGGAACCACTCAATCAAGTGCAAGTTTGATTGCAAACAGTAACGTATACTACAGAAGAGTTGCTGTTAAGAACCTTATGTGATTCTTTTCACATATTTCTGCAGGAGGGTCCTTCGGGGGCCCTCTTTTTTTGTATACATATATTAGATTGAATAATTCCATGTTAAAAACTCCACGAGACATTGTAAAGGAAAGATTGTCCTGGTCAAGTAATATAGCAATTCAAAATCACTGTGTGTCAGTATTGGAAAATTATTTAAAGGAAGAACCAGATTTATCTGAAAAAGATTTAAAAGAAGCTCTTGGAACTTACTTAATGGGATTGGAATAAATAGTTTTAAAACATTATGGCATATTTTGCTGACAACCCAAACTGCCCATCTAACTTTCTTTCGGGAATAGGATTTCAGTTTAATTTAAAAAAATTGCCTGGAGTATCTTTCTACTGTCAATCTGCTAATATACCTTCAGTAAATTTATCTGTTGCTATGCAATCAACTAGGTTTAATACGATTCCAGAACCAGGAGATGAAGTAAACTATGATGATCTTTCTATAAGATTTTTAGTAGATGAAAAGCTAGTAAACTATAAATCTATTCATAATTGGATTAGATATCTAGGACATCCAGAAGGAGAAAAAGACTGGACTGATTATGCTGATGGAGATTCTTATCAAGAAAGACAATATAGTGACGGTCAAATATTTGTGTTAGATAGTAATTTCAATAGAAAATTTGAAATTTATTTTAAAGATTTATTTCCAGTATCTTTAGGAGGATTAAATTTTGATGCTACATATACAGACACTGAGTATTTTGCTGTAGATGCTACATTTAAATATACTATCTACGATATAAAGGATGTAAGTTAGCCTAGATAAGATACTGATTAATTTTATATGATAACACTGGACGATATTAAATCCCAATGGGCTGAAGATTCAAAAATAGATAGAGAATTACTAGATGAAGAATCAATAAAAACACCTCAATTACATAGTAAATATTTAAAATATTTGTCAGATGTTCGTTTATTAAAATTAAAAAAAGAACACGAGTATAAAACTTTACTACGAGATAAATTTGAATACTATACAGGTAAAGCAGAACCTAGTGTGTATCAAGAAAAACCTTTTGACCTAAAGGTATTAAAAACAGATCTTTCTTTGTATATGGATGCAGATCCTGAGTTACAACTTTTACAAACTCGTATAAATTATTATGAAGAGATTATGTTTTTTCTTGAAAAAGTTATCCAATGTTTAAACAATAGAGGATTTCAGATTAAGAATAGTATTGATTGGCAAAAATTTATGCAAGGTAGTATTTGATGTCTGACGTAGTTATCCAAAAAAAGAATGAAGTATATTTAACGGTTGAGTGTGAACCGCATATTAAATATGAACTATCAGAGTATTTTACATTTGAGGTTCCTGGCGCAAAATTTATGCCAGCATACAA